GACCTTGCTGAGCATATTGCTCGCTGCGGTCGAAGCGTTGGAGACCATCTGCTGGCCCCAGGCGATGACCTTGTTCACCGCATTGACCAGGTGCGTCCAGATCTTGCCAGGGAGTTCCTGGATGATGCTGTTGACCTGGCTGAGCATATTGCTCATGGCCGTGGAGGCATTGCTGAGCATCTGCTGGCCCCACTCGACGAGGTCCGTCACGATCTCGGCGAAGACTTCACCGATCAGACCGGGAAGCTCGGCCAGCACGTCGATGATGGCCGCGACGATGTCCGGCACGGCCTTCGCCAGCTCGACCACGATGACTGGGATGGCTTCGATCAGGGCCCCCAGGAGCTTGACGCCAGCCTTCGCGATCTGGGGTGCTGCGGCGATCAGAGCCGTCACGGTGGCCTTGATGATCTGAGGCAGGGCGTCCACCAGCGCGTCGATGATGACAGGCAAGGCGTCCACCAGTGCCATCAGGAGCTCGATGCCGGCGTCAATGATTTGCGGGATGGCCGAGATCAGGAACTCCACGATGGAGCTGATGACCTCCGGCAGTGCTTCGATCAGTACAGGAAGCGCCGCAAGGATGCCCTGAGCCAGACCGAGGATCAGCTCCAGCGCGCAGTCGAGGATTGCGGGCAGTTGGTCCAGGAGTGAGGTCACAACGTAGCTGATCAGCTCGATCAGCGCAGGCAGAAGCGACGGCAGCATGGAGCTGATGCCATTCACGATGCCGGTGAAAATTGTGACAAGAGTGTCCAGGAGAGAGCCCAGTCCGTCGCCTTCGATGAAGCCCGTGATCATCTGGACGACCTTGTCAGCTGTTCCGGCGAAGTCGAAGTCCAGGACCGCGTCCTGGAGCTGCTTCAGGACGCTCTGGCCTGCTGAGAGCACGGCCGGAACGATGGCAGCCACCAGACCCGGGATCTGTGCAATAATAGCGCCGCCGAGCGCTGGAAGCGTCTCAGCGAAGCGCGGAATGATCTCGGCGAGGTTCTTGACGATATTGTCCGCTGCCGTGGCGAAGGCGTCCGCCAGCTGGTCCGCATCGCCGGATCCGTTCATGAAGTTGTCCCAGGCAGCCTTGGCCGAAGCCATGGAGCCCTCCAGCGTACTCGCGGCCTCTTTGGCCGTGGTGCCGGTGATCCCCATTTCCTCCTGGACCGCGTGGATCGCCTGGTAGACGTCGTTCAGGTTGTTAATGTCATACTTGACGCCGGTCAGCTTTTCAGCATCAGCCAGGAGGCGCTCCATCTCGGTCTTGGTGCCGCCGTAGCCGAGCTTCAGGTTGTCCAGCATCGTGTAATTTTGTTTCGCGAAGCCCTGGTAGGCGTTCTGGATCATGTCCATGGACGTCCCCATCTTGTTCGCGTTGTCGGCCATGTCGATGATGGCCATGTCGGCCACTTTGGCCGCTTCCTCGGTATTTCCGCCGAGGGACTGGAGCAGGGACGCCGAGAAGCTCGTGACCGTGCTCATGTAGTCATTGGCAGACATGCCCGCCGTCTGGTAGGCCCGATCTGCCGACGCGATGACCGCGTCAGCTGCATCGCCGAAGAGCGTCTCCACGCCTCCGACGTTCTGCTCCAGTTGCCCCACACTGTCGAGAGCTGACTTGCCGAGATTGGCCAGAGCATCAACTGCTCTGGTCATCATCTGGCCGGTGAATACGCCCAGCGCCTGCTGAGCGACGCTCGCGACCTTGCCCATGCCGGACTGTAGGCCGCCAGTGTCCAGGCTTGTATCAAATTTCAGAGTCCCGTCTGATGCCATGACCTTCTCCTCCTGTCAAAAGGACGGCGGGGTTGCCGCCGTTCATGAGTAGAGAGTTCAGGTCACTTTCAAGCTGCTGCCGGTCAGCCGACTGAGGGAGCGCATAGACGCGCTTCAGGTGCTCATAATGCTGCCGTTGCTCCTTGGACGCCTTGGCCGGGATCTTCATCGTGCGGTAGCCGATGATTTTGACCAGCTGAGTCTCTTCAGGGAGCGATCGAAAAAGCGCTCGAAACTGCCACCAGTGGAGGGGATGCCGCGCCAGATCCAGGCCGTAGGCCTGCATAAACGCGGAGTAAATATAGTCGGCGTCGTACTCGTAGGAAAAAGGCGGATCCTTGTCGCTGCTGTCCGTGGCGTCTTCTTCCGTCGTCTCAGCGGGATCCGTGCCGCAGCGATAAAACCAGATCATTTTGCTGATCGCCTCGTCGAGCACGTCGCCATCGAAGACGACGCCCGGGAAGTAGAGATCCAGCGCGGTCCTGAGTTTCTCCAGGTCATCGAGCTGGCCGTCTTGCAGGACTTCCTCGAACAGGATCCCCGTGCGGAAGTCCGTGGTGATCGGGACCAGCTGGCCCGCGATCTCGACCTCCTCAGGCAGGCCGTCGATCAGAAGGTTCAGTGTCTTTTACCCTTGCCGTGACCGTGCTGCTGGGAGACGAACTGCGCGGTCTGCATCTGCCGGGTGGCAGCCTGCTGGCGCTGGGTGTAGCGGTTGGTGAAGTCGTTGAGCGTCTTCCGCTCACTGGCAGCCCACTCGCTGACCTTCTCGATGGCCTTCAGGTGCTCCATGACGTTCATCTTGCCGTGGAAGAGCCTGTCGGCCGTCCCGGCGCCGAAAATCTCGTCAAAGCACACATTGACCACCTCACACTGGGCGCGGTAGTTGGCCGCAGCGGTCGGGAAGTTCTCGCGCTTTTTGGCCTGAGCCGTGTCGCGCATTTTGATCATGGACTGCTCGAACTTCTCCATGAAGTCCGCGTCCATCAGATCGCCTTCGAGTTTCACGTCGTTAATAATCAATTCCATTATTCTGTTGTCCTCCTCTGGTCGGTGCTATAAAAAGAGCGCCAGCAGGCTGCACCGTTGCGCCCGCTGGTGCCTGGTCGCTCACTGCCCTCGCTGGGCCAGTAGTACGGAGCCAGTGTTTACTTGTTTACGCGACGGGGGTGTCGTACTTACCGGCGAAAGTGCCCGCCGTGAACTTCTTGCTCACGGTGTCAAACTTGCCCTGGATAGGATCGCCGACCGCGTGAAGCGTGCCGGAGACGCTGATCTTCTCGCCGCCTGCTCCGGAGTTGTCGCTGACCTCATTGGCCACAGTGAACAGGCGGGCGGTGAACTCGGCAGCGGCCTCAGTAGCTTCGCCGATGGGGTTGAACAGTTCGACGCGGACGTACTTCAGCTGGGCGTCAGTGCCGGTCGCATGGTCGCGGCCCATCTTCCAGAGCTTGTAGATCGCCTTCTGGGAAGGGATCAGACGGGACTCATAGGAGAACTCCGTCTCGTAGCCGGTGATGTCGGTGGACGCGGTACTCTCATTGATGTAGGTTTCGCTGTCGGTCTGTGCGTTGGGGCTCTCGTCCAGAGTGGTGAAGCCGGTGCCCATGAGCTCGTAGGTGCCGTCGATCTCGGCATAGTCCGCGATGGCATTGCGGAGCAGGGCAGCACGGCTCTCGTCAAAGAGCTGAAGGTTGATCTTTTTCATGTGCTTATGCCTCCTTGTGATAGATGAGTTCTAACTGGATCTGGTAGCGTGCATTCCTCATGGACTCGTCGAACATATAGCCAGACGAGAGCACGCTGAGCTGTTCCGGGTGCATACCTTCCGGCAGCTCCGGAAAATTGCCTGCAGCTTCCTGAGCTTCGACCCAGTTGGCGAAGTCCTCGTAGAAGGTGCTGTTGGCGATGTTCTGGAGCCGGTCCATGTTGTAATACTCCCGGCTGCCGAAGTTGAACTGGTAGCGCCGGTCAGAGCTGCCGTCGATGTATGTCTCGATGATCGGGCTGAAGATCCCCGTCTCGATGGTGTACTCCTGCGGCTCGTCTCCCAGGGCGTCCACGCGGAACACTCCGGCATTGAGGAGAGGGCAGTCCTTGAAGAAGTCAGCGACGCCCTCGATGATTGACTTGACCATGTCGGACCTCCTTTACTTGTTGACCAGCTTCAGGATCTGCGTCCTGTGTGCGGTTTTCATTCGCTCAAACCACATACCGCCACGCCTGGAGTCGTAGCTGCGGGTCGGGCTGGTGTTGTAATACTGCCGGCGGGCGTATGGTGCGATGTACTGCACCTCGCCGGAGCCGATGACGGTGCCCAGCGTGCCGGATCGCTCCAGGGCGCCAGTGCGTTTGGGAACCATCGGAGCGCAGAGCCTGAGCACTTCACTGTCGATGATCTCCTGCTTCTTGCTGAGCATTTCGTTCATTCTCGGGGCGCAGCCGGCGTTCCAGATCAGCTCGGCCTTGCCGTTCTTTCCCCGGATGATGGCGCCCCTGGGGTTAGTGATGGGTTTAAACGCCATTATTCGCCTCCGATCCGCCAGTGCTTCACGGCGGCCGAGCCTCTGATGGTGTTGTCCGCGTACTCCTTGACGTAGATCAGATGGCCGAGCGCCTCCATCTGCTTCTGATCGACCGGAGCCGTCAGCTCGGTCGCCATAGGCAGCACATAGTCGCCGGTCTGGAGCGTCCACGCCTTGGCAGCTGCATCCTCGTCCAGCTGGCGGAACTTATCTGCCGGGACATAGCTCCGGCCGTCCTGGATCTTCGCTCCCAGCGGGATCCTCAACTTGTAGGCGAGGCTCTGGGAGTGAGCTCCGTCCGTAGAGTGGCCGGAGCTCTTGTTCTCCAGGAAGGACGCGCTGCGGATGCAGGTCGGGAAGTAGACCTCGCGCCGATCAGCGCCCAGGCGTTTATTAAAGACTGTTATCGCAGTCTGCACATACATGGCGGCAGCCTCCCTTCAGGGATCGGCTCAGCCATCCGGTCGGCAGCAGGTAGACGCGGGCCGCTTCGAGGATCTTCTTGCGGAGCAGCTCCTCAGCGGTCTGGCCGTCCTGGCCCTCTGTGATGTAGGTCACGGAGTAGCCGTCGTTGGTCTCGCTTTTCACACCTGCAGCCTGGTTGCCGTTTGCGCTGGCCTGGTTGTTGTGATAATGGACGACCTCCGCCGCAGCGCAGACCGCGAGCTTCACGCGGTTGTCCTCTTTGGCGAAGATGTCCCCATTGATATAGGTCAGGTAGCCGATGACCGCCTCCGCCTTGGCCTCGACTTTGGAGAAGTCAGCCTCGGGGATCGCGCCCCCGAAGGTCTGCTTGTAAAAATCATAGGAGACGTACATCAGGCTGCACCTCCTTTACTTAGACGTTGGCGGGGGTCAGCACGGCGAACGGGAAGCGCTTCGCCTTTTCCTTGGCCATGGCGTTGACAGGGTTCGGGATCTCCCAGCCCAGACGCATGACAGCACGGAGGGCCACCATGTCGTTCTGCATCAGGTTGTAGGCGATGGTGCCGTCAGTGTTCTGCACGACGCCCTCAGTGAACAGCTTGAAGGTGATGTCCTGGCGGATGGAGTACACCAGCTGAGAGAAGTCGCCGGAGATCATGTGGGCCTTGGTCTTGTCGAAGGCGCCATTGCGAGGGAACTGGATGGCGGAGCCGTCCAGGGTATAGTTGCCAGCCTGCTGCATGGAGTTCAGGAACAGAGGACGCTCGTTGCCATCCTTCAGGCCGCGCAGCTTAGCACGCATACCGATGTCGGCCACATGGCCGGACACGAAGTAGCCGGACTCCTCCACCTTGGAGATGATGCCGCCCTCGCCGAGCAGGTCAGTGTAGAGATCAGCAGAGATCTGCTTCACTGCGCCGGCAGTAGTAGCGGAAGGCACCAGACCCTCACGCCAGGTTGCAGGCTTGTCAGTGTCGAACAGGATGGCGGCGTCGATGACCTGGCCAAAAGCCTCCTGGATACGAGGACGGACCTCGCCCCAGATGTCGTAGTCAGCGTCGTCCAGAACTGCCTCGGGGATGGGAACGATGACCGCGATCTCCTCGGCGATGATGGTCTTCTTGTCCCATGCCTGTCTGGTGGTCTTCTTCTGACCGGTGTCGCCGTTCACGAAGTAGGCGATAGGCAGAGCATCCAGAACAGGGAGACGGGTCTGGGCTGCAGTCATATTGGCCAGACGGCGGCCCATGGAGAGGACAGCGGACTGAGCGATGGCGCCCTGGATGATTTCCGCAGCACGGTCCTCGGGGATCAGAGACTCGGCGCCAGATCTGTCAATGATCTGGGCGTCGGTCTCAAAAAGCTGAAGATTAAAATACTTTTTCATGTGGTTATTCCTCCATAATTTTGTTAGTTGCGGCCCGCTTTTCTGCGGATGGCAGCGTTGATGAAGTCGTTGCTGTTCTGGTTTCCAGAGCTGCCCGCACCGGAACTTTCCGTGCCGGTCTTCACGCGGTAGGACCCGCTGCCGCTAGTAGCAAAGCGGGGGTTTTCTTTCAGGAACTTGGTGGCGGCCTTCTCGAAGTCGAGCTTGCTGTCCTCTTTCATCAGGGCCGCGATCTTGAACATGACGTAGTCAGTGTCCTCGGCGCGGACGCCCTTCTGGGCGAGAGTCTGGCTGTTCTTCATCTGAGCCAGTTCTGCGAGCGCGTCATCGCGCTCTCTCGTGATGGCGTCCACATTGGGGCGCTGCTTCTCTCGGTTGGCCTTGAAGTCCTTGATCGCCTGGTTGATTTCCTCCTCGCTCATGCCCTGCTGCTTGAAGTAGGAGCTGAGAGCGGCCTTCTCGGCGCGTTCTGCGCGAGCCTGGGCGATCTCCTCGGCCTGCTGGAAGCTGTAGCCTCCGGTGCCTCCATTATTCCCGGCATTTCCCTGGCTGCCGTTGCCGTCCCCAGCGTTTCCACCCTGGCCTCCGCCAGAGCCGCCCTCGCCGCCGTTGTCAAAGAGCTGAAGGTTAAAATACTTTTTCATTGGGTCATTCCTCCGTTTTTGTAATGTGTCGTGAACATTCCCGCCGGCTCAGAGCCCGGCGTCTGCTCATAATAAAAGCGCCTCGCGGCGCTCAAATTATCGTTATTTCTCCATAGCTGTCCCGGATGCCTTCCAGGCCCAGGACATAAGTGCGAACCAGCGCCCGGCCGATCTCATTCAGATCCGGCCAGCTGATGATAGTGCTGCCCGGTCTGACGCTCTCCTGGATCTCGATGCCCGCCACCTCGCGCAGCCCCTCGATCAGTGTGAGGGTCAGCGCCGAGACGCCGGCGCAAATAATGTTGTGCCCGGGAGACGCCCCAGGGAGCCGCTGTGCGTGCCCTGAGACGGTGATCCCGGTGTCCTTGACGTTTATCCGGATCATGTGCTTGCTCCCTTCTGAGCTGCGTCCTGGGCCGCTCTGCGTTGCTTCTCGGCGCGTTCTTTCGCACGGTTGGCCGCTTTGGCTGCCTGCTCGGCCTGCCATTGCGCGTAGACCTGCGGGCTCGGTGAAATCCTGCCCGGGGTGCGTCCCGTGTAGATGCGCTCCGTCTGCTCCTCCAGGCCCATCGCCTTCGAGAAGCTGCGGTACTGCTCCAGCTGGGCCTGGTACTTGCACCGGGCGATGGTGATGTCTTCCTTGTCAGCCCCTCCAGCACGAAGGAGCTGCACCTGCTCACGCCGGGCCCGCATAGCTGTTTCCATCTGCCTCTGCTTCTGGGTGGCCTCGTAGGTGGTGTACTCCTTGCCACGGAAGCGGCGCGGAGTGTTTTCCCTGGCGTTCTGCTCCTCCAGCCATTCGTCGGTGTAGAGCCGCTCGCTCACTCCGGGGATGAAGGGATAGTAGGTGTGGCGGCAGTTCCAGCCCAGCAGGCCCGGGCCGGTGCCCAGGCCGCACTTGGTCGTCAGCTGCTCCTTGGTGTAGACCTTGCCCTGCCATGCAGCGTGATCCGGACGAGCTCCGGCGTGCCACGTGACCTCGAAGTAGTCAGTCCCCAGCCTTTGGGCGTTCAGATCCGTGACGTGACCGGTGAGCTGGCCGAAGCCAGTGAGCAGAGCACGACGGGCGGCCACGTCCACGCGATTGTGCCAGCCGCTGGCGTAGTCCACGCCGTAGTCGCTGCCGCCATCGCTGAAGGGGTGGTCGGTCCGGAGCCCGGAGGCTGTCATCTGGCTGACCATGCGGCGGACCAGCGTGTTGTAGTCGTAGGCGCCGTTGGTCATGCCGGTGATGGCGTCGTCCAGGTAGCCATTGTAGACGTCAGCCAGGGGCGTGAAGACTTTCCCGCCGTGGCCGTTGTCCAGCATGAAGCCGGTGCTCCTGGTGATGTTGTAGAGCTCCTCACTGGACTGATGCACCAGGGCGTCGGTCAGCTGCTGGAGCTCGGGGTTTTGCTCGTAGGGGATGAACTCCTTGCCGATCTGCTCGTAGAGGCTGCGGTCGCGGGTATATTCCCGCTCGATGACCTCAGCGTAGAGCCGGCGGACTTCCTCCTCGTTTCCGTCCACGGCCTTCCGGATCAGGTCCTCAATGTCCTGGGTGCTGTTGCCCAGGATGATGAGGCGCTGGATCTGCCAGTCGGCCGAGTCGGTTATTGTGCCGGCCTTCCGGATCCGGCGGATGATGTCGTCCATGATCGCCATCTCCAGGTCCCGGAAGCGCTTCTCGACGCCGGCAGCCAGTAGGTCGTGGTAGCTCTGATCCATTACATCAGAACGCCGGCGGACTGGTCAGGCAGCTTACTGGCTGCGACTTCCTCCGTCTCGCCGTACCATTTCGCGCGGTACTCCGGCAGGCCCATGGCGCCCATGGCGACGTCCTTGCGGTCCTCGGCTCTTTCCGTCTGCTTGTCTTCGATGATGGAGTCGTCGAAGTCGATCACGATGTCGGTGTTCTCCGCCAGGCCGGACACGTTAGCAGTCTTACCCAGGCGGATGATCGTGCGGATCAGGTCGGTGAGAACGTCCTGGAGGATGATCTCATGCTTGCGGATCGTGCGGTACATATCGGAGTTTTCGCTGATGACCTGGGTGGCCGTCGCGACCGTGCCACGCTCGAAGCGGTAGTATTGGGTGCCGAAGCCGCACTTGAAGGAGAGCAGATTCAGATCGTTGTTGATGGCCTGCTCGTGCTGCTCGGTCCTCAGCTCCATGTTGACCTCGTGCAGCGCCTCCTTGGTGTTCTTGAAGTAGTCCTCCGGCAGCGTATAGAATACACTGTCGTCGGGATCGAATACCTGGGAGCCGTTGGCGTCGGTCAGCATCTCAGGCGCCACGAAAATGCGCTTGCGACCGAGGGTGAACTCGTTGGCGTAGCTGTCGTACTCCAGGTCGATCTTGGCCAGGACGTCGATGCTGTTGGCGAAAAGCGCCACGCCCATCGGGTTGGTGTCGTCCTCGTCCACATTGTTCGCGATGTTCAGCTTGTCGATGATGAACTGGGGCTGATTGGAGCCGGTCTCAACTCTGGCAGCCAGGCCCTCGAAGTACGGGATCTCGTTCCACTCGGCGGGCGTCAGATCTCGACCAGCGCCGGAGGAACACTCCACGACGCTGTTCTCAATGACGTACTGATAGCCGAGATCGTTGCCATCCTTGTCCTGCCAGGGCTCCAGCTTATGGTGCTGGAGCTGGACGTACTTCTTGCGCTTGTAGGTCTTCGGAAATGCGAAAATGACCTCGGTGATCCTGGAGTTCTCCCAGGCTGTGGGGTAGATGTTCTTGGCCACCACATAGTCCAGCTTGATGTCAGCACTCAGGACGCTGCCGTCTTCGGCCACTTCCATGTTGGTCAGATACGGGACATAGGCCACGGTGCCACAGGCAGCCTTGCGCTCCTGGTACTCGTTGCCCTGCACGGTGAAGTTCGCAGCATCGAGAACGCTGCGGACGAACTTGGCCGTGGTCTCGTCCTTGATGGTGATGGTGACGCGCTCGTTCAGCAGCAGGTCGCTGATGTCCTCGCAGATCTTCTTCGCCATGCCCAGGCTCTTGCGATGGCAGCGCTCATACTGCCCGGTGCCGTGGTAGACACGGTACTGGTGGAAGCGCTTGACGTTCGCCCTGTACCAGCTGTCCCACATGGCGATCTTGCTGTAGAAGGAGCTGTCGATGGTGTCGATGCCCTTCTTTTTGAAATACTCGAAAATGTTCATTTTATGGCTCCTTCCGGCTCCTCCTCTTTGTCCCTAACGGGCAGGTAGTTCTTGATTTTCGACCACATTCCCATGACCAGGTAGCGGATGGCGTCCATACCATGGTCGTCCTGCTTCACGGGCTCCTCGCGGCCCCTCTCGATGCTTTTCTTGTCGTACTCATAGAGACCGAACTCCCGGACGGCGTTCTCCTGGTCTGGCGACACGGTCATCATCTTGAAGGTCAGGAGCTTCTGCACTCGGGAGATTCCCAGCGCCACGTCGTTCTCGGCGTCGCGGATCAGCACGTTGTAACCGATGCCCCTGGTGGCCCGCTTGATCTCCTCCATCAGGCCACGGGCCGAGGGGTCGATGAAGGTATAAAAATAGCTGCATGAGTAGGTTTCATGCAGCTCGTCCAGGAACTTGACGAAGTCCTTGGCATATTCGCTCGGGCTTTTCTGCGTGCCGGACTCCCGGCCGCTGTGGTAGTATTCCGCCAGGCCGTCCAGCTTGTGCTCGTACTCATTCAGGCCGGCCGCCTGGTATGTTGTGGCGTTCTGCTGGCCATAGTCCACGCCGATGCCGATGATCCGGTAGTGGTCGCGGCTCGGGCGCTGGATGGCAGCATCACCGAACATATAGTAGATAAGCTCGTCCACGCCGATGCTGAGGCCGAGCCAGAGCCATCTCCACTGGCGCTCATCCACTTCGTGGAGGATCTCAGCCGCCTCGATCAGCTTGGCGCCCAGCCACTCAGGAGGCACGTCCCGGTAGTCCACATGGACGTGGATGCAGTCCGGGCGCTTCTCCATCTTCCGGCACCAGACCACCACAGGGGCGTTGGGGTTCTTCGGCGGGTTGTAGAGGTAGAGCATCTGGAAGCCTTCGGCGTTGCCTCTGATGAAGGTCGCCTCGATGTTCTGGAGCTCGTCCTCGCCTTCGCCGTCTGTGAAGAACTCGCTGACCTCATCCAGCAGCACGATCTTGATGGGCTTGCTCTCGTCGATGATGCCCTTGGTGTCGTCAATGCTGTCGGATCCGGTGAAGTAGATGGTGTTGCCGTTTGGCTTGTATGTGATTTCCATGGGGCTGACCGTGATCTTGAACAGGCTCTCCGGCAGCCCCAGGCGCTTGATGGCTCGCTTGATTTCTTTGTAGACCGTTTTCCGGAGCTTGTTATGGCGCTTCCGGATGACCACGGCGGAGCAGTCTTCCTCGCTGACGATCTTATACACGACCTCGATGGCAGCCTCTGAGGACTTGGTGCCGGCTCGCCCAGAGGTCAGGATCTTGTGCGTGTGCTCTCGATCATTGAAGGCCGGCCAGAACTTCGGGATGATCAGGTCACTGATGCGGGTCGTGCGTGTCATTGATGATCACCACCTTCCCGGCGTCATCGGAGCCGTCGTTCAGCTTAGCCTTCAGCAGATGAAGGCGAGCTTTCTGCTCCTCTGTGGCTGCGTCCCAGTCCTTGTGCAGCATCTCGTCGTATTGCTTAATCAGACCACGGAGCTCACTCTGAGCGCGTGCCTGTGCTTTCATAAAGTTGGCCTGCTTGTCCCAGGCCTGCTGGACTTCCCATTTCTCGCCCCATGACTCGGCGCCGCTGCGGTCCTCGATCTTCTCGATGGTCTTGTCTTCAGCGTCTTTGACATAGGCGATCTTCTGGGCCCGGATGATGGCAGCGTAGGCCAGCTGGATCTGGGTCCAGAGAAGATCCAGAGGGGAGGAGCCCGCTGTCAAGTGCAGCAGTTCCAGCGTCTCCTCTGGGAGATACTTGGACAGGAAGCCGAACCTCTCGGCGTTCTTGTTACCGGGTGGCCCGGTGGCGTTCTTGTTACCAGGCTGCCCTCCTCGTTTGCGAGCGTTCGGTTTTTTAGGTTGCGAGCGCTCGGTTTCCTCGGGGGCGTCCCATTTGTAGGTGCATTTCCATCGGCGGACAGTCCCCTCCGGGATGTCCAGCTTCCGGGAGATTTCTATAAGTTTAAGGCCCTGCCGATACAATGCAAGGGCCTCGTCCACTTTCGAGTTCCTTGCTTTTGGCATGGTCTCGCCGCCTCCTATTCGTCGTTTCGATAAACGGAAAAGAGCAGGCCCTTCCGGTCCTGCTCTCATTCGTCCACTTTACCAGTATAACACGTTCTGGTTTGCAATGTTCGCCGACTTTCTAAAAGTCGTTCAGTAGTTCGTCCTCGGCCTCCTGGATGCGCTTGGTGGCCGTGTCGAAGTATTGGTCGCCCAGCTCGATGCCGATGAAGTTCCGGCCCTCCTGGACGCAAGCGACGCCCGTGCTGCCGGATCCCATGAAGCAGTCCACCACGGTCCCCCCCCTTGGACAGATCTGGATCAGGGCCTTCAGGAGCTCCACGGGCTTCTCCGTCTGGTGGTGCTTCTGCTTGGTGTTGACGCCGTTGATGTGGTAGATGCCCGGCATGGCCTTGGCGCCCTTGGCTGCCTTCCAGTCCACCTCTTTCCGGCCGTTGGTGCCCCAGACGATGTACTCGCAGTCGTTACGAAAACGGCCGGGGATGTTTCGGCTGATGCCCTTGTCCCAGACAATGACCCCACGCCATACCCAGCCGGCCATCTGGATCGCGTCCGTCATGGCCGGAAGGTTTCGCCAGTCGATGAAGGCGGCGATGGTGCCGCCTTCCTTGGTCAACTCTCTGAGCTCCATGCTGACATGGATCATAAACTGGATGAAGCTGTGCTGGTCCATGTTGTCACCGGAGAAGCTGGGGAAGCGTGCCGCGCCGTTGAAGTCGGCGTCGGTGTACTTGACGCGGGTGTCCTGTTTGCGGTCGCCGGCAAACAGGCCGCCGCTGGAATATGGCGGATCTATCAGAACGAGATCCGCGCAGCCGGGCTCCAGCTGCCGCAGAAGGTCGAGACAGTTGCCTTTTAACAGTTTGATCATCCTAAAACCTCCCCCAGATGGGTGACGCCCATCTTCCTGAAATGATACGCCCTGCGGACGCTGTAGTTGATGGCGTCAGCCACCTCGGTCATCGGCGCCCGTGCTATGTAGAACTCGGTCAGCACGGTTCTCTCGTAGTCGTCCTTCAGCGTCTCAATGGCGTCGCTGATCTCGATGACCAGGGATGCCTTCTCACGCCGGAGCTGCTCGATCTCTCGGTCCAGCTCGTCCACTCTGACGATGACGTCGGCCATCTTATCGGTCGGAGTGCTCTGGACCCTGTCGCGGTCATAGCGGATGGCGCCAGGCAGCAGGCAGGCCCTCAGCTCGTCCCGCTGGGTCTCTTTCCGTCTGATGATGATCTCCTTGCGGCGGATCTGCATCAGGAAGTCATAGGTCTCGTCTAAAGTCATGACAGCGTCACCTCCTTCGTGAGAAGCTGCTCCAGGCTGACGATGATCTTGTCGGTGCCCAGGGCGAAGCCCAGCTCGCGACTGGCGCCGATGGATCGCTCCCAGCCGGGAAGCTGCACCAGGTAGTCAGCAGTGGACAGGAGCTCCAGGTCGATCCGCATGATTTCCTCGTAGCTCATGCACTCGACGGGAATGGCGTCATCAATCGCCGCAGGGTTAATGACATTGTAGCCCATCTCCTTCAGCGCAGCGGCAGCCTTCGCAAACTGACGCCGGTAGTCTTTATGGCCCGTAATGGGACCGCTTAAATATCCGATCATCTGAAAATCCTCCCTGTCTTTTTGTGTTTTATCGTGATGCGGCCGACTATTTCAAAGCCAGCCATGTCAGCCAAAAGGCGGAAGGTGTGGATCAGGTCCTTGTTCTTTCGCTCGGCCTCGTTTTCTTCTTGTATGACGCTTTTGGTGCCGAGATAGGCTGTCACATCGAGATAGCCCTCCGCGTTTCTCCTCGGGTCGCTCATTTATTTCTCCTTTCTTTCAGTGCTGCCATCAAGGCCGCCTGACTGGTGTCCTTTGCCTCCAGGGCATCCATGACCTGCTCGTCCACGGTGCCCTCTGCGATCAGGTGGTGGATGATCACCGGCTTCTCCTGGCCCTGCCGATAGAGGCGGGCGTTGGCCTGCTGGTAGAGTTCCAGGCTCCAGGTGAGGCCGTACCACACGATCACATGGCCGCCCTCCTGGAGATTGAGGCCGTAGCCCACACTGGCCGGATGCGCCAGGAGCACCTGGACCTCGCCAGCGTTCCACTCTGCGATGTCCTCCGGGCCGTCCAAAGTCCGGGCCTCGGGGATCGCTGCCCGGATAGCGTCCAGGTCGTGCTTGTAGCTGTAAAATACCAGGACAGGGCTGTCGGTGGTGTCGATAATCTCCAGCAGCGCCTCCAGCTTTGCATTATGCAGCCGGACGACATTGCCCTCGTGGGAGTAGACGCTGCCGTTGGCAATCTGTAGGAGCTTGGTCATCACGGCGGCCGCGTTCAGGGCGACCACGTCCTCGTCGTCGATGTGAAGCAGCTGCTCGGCCTCCATGGTCTTGTACTGCTTCATCTCCTGGGGGCTCAGCTTGACCGGGATCCGGTTGTCGATCCGCTTCGGCAGCTTCAGATAGTCGGCCGCGCTCATGCTGATGCAGATGTCGCTGATGGCGGCCTCGATCTTCTCCCTGGCTCCCCGAAGGGGCTCCCACTTGAAGACGATGTAACCGTTCCGGGCTCCCGGCCGGAAGTATTTCTCGCGGTAGGCGCCCAGCGTCTGGCCCAGGCGTTCGCCACGGTCCAGCAGGTAGATCTCAGCCCAGAGGTCCGTGAGACCGTTGGCCGAAGGAGTGCCGGTCAGACCGACGACCCTGCTCACCTTCGGCATGACCTTCCGGAGAGCCCGGAAGCGTTTGGCCTGGGGGTTTTTGAAGCTGGAGAGCTCGTCGATCACGATCATGTCGAAGGGCCAGCCGGTCTTCAGCTTCTGGTAGAGATCCACCAGCCAGACCACATTGTCGCGGCCGATGACGTAGATGTCAGCGTCCGTGACCAGCGCCCGGCGCCGCTGCTCTGGTGATCCCAGCACCTTGCTGACGCGAAGGTGGCGGAGGTGGTCCCACTTGGCGTGCTCTCGTGTCCAGGTGTCCTCGGCCACTCGCTTCGGTGCGATGACCAGGACGCGATCCACCTCGAACATCTCGTTGATCAGGATGTCGATGGCGGTCATGGTGATGACAGTCTTGCCGAGCCCCATTTCTAAAAGCATCCCGGCCTTCGGGTGCTCCAGGATGAAGTTGGTGGCCCTTGTTTGGTAGTCGTGGGGGATGTACTTCATCAGCCGATCACCTCATTCCCTGGCGGCTCTGGCTTCTGCTTCCTCCGCCTCGATCCGTGCCATCTCCTCGGCGTACTCCTCCGCCTCATGCTCCAGATGCTCTTTGTCAGCCCATCGGGCCATGCACCAGTCGATGGCCTCCTGCTTGCCTGTGATCAGCGCCACGTTGCAGCCCATCTTTCGTAGCTGCTCCAGCTGCCACTTCTGGACGGCTGTGGGCTTTTCGCCTTCGCGCTTCAGCTCTACAAACCATACCCGGCCACCCGGTAAGATAGCGATCCGGTCGGGCACGCCGTCGTTCCCGGGGCTTGTGAACTTCATAAACTTGCCACCCATTCTCTCGACTTGCTTCCGCAGGCCGCTCTCTATGTCTCGTTCTCGTTTTTCCATCTTTGGATCCTCCGTAACAACTATTCACTCTCGCGCGTATATGTCCGTGCGGGCGCTCTCGGGCGCGGTTTTCGTTGTCTATATTCAAATAATTAAAATATTAGGAGTTTCTTTGTTACCTTGTTACCTTGCCTAAAATATCGGGGGTTTTGGCGGTAACAACAACTTGAAAACAAGCAGTTGTTACCCCGTGAGCCTCCGACCGTGCACGGGTAACAACTTAATCGTTACCCGTGCTCCGGTGGTAACAACGCTGTGGGCCATATCCTGGCACCTTTTCCAGCTTGCTGCCGCTTTTCCAGCCGCCGATCCTCAGCAGCATGGTCTTGATCCGGTCGCCGTCCTGCCGCGTAAAACGGGCCCACGGGAGCCCCAGGCACTCGCAGTAGATCTCCTTGGTGCTGACCCGCGTGCGCTGCATCGTGCCCTCAATGGTCGGGCTCAGGACGTCGCGTTGCTGGAAGTAGTCCACACGCTGGCTCAGGTCCCAGCTGTACCAGTCCGCCGGCAGCAGGGTGTCCAGATACTCGGCCACCTCGCCCTCGCGCTCGTCGAACTCCAGCGCGTTCAGCTGCATCCTCGCGGCCTCGCGTTCCAGCTCGTAGTCCAGGTAGGTCGTCTCGCCCTCGGCCACGAAGATCATGGCCTCGGCCCAGATCTGGGCGCGGGTTTCCTCGGTCATCTCCCAGACGCTGAGGCGGCCCTTCTTCACGGGAACGGGCCAGAAGCGTCGGTTGCCGGTGGTATCTCTCAGGAAGCCGTCGGTGCTGTTGGTAGTGCCGCAGATGATGCAGGTCCTCGGGTGGCTCTGCACCACGCGGCCGTAGGCTGCACGGTAGGCGTCGTCCTGGCGGCTCAAGAAGCCCTTGACGATGTCGATGTCGGCCTTGCGGGTGCCCTGCATCTCGCCGATCTCCATGATCCACTTGCCCTGGAGCTTCTCGGCTGCGGTCTTGTCCCTGGTGTCGGCCAGGCTGAGGGAGTCGTCAAACCACTCGCCGCCCAGTTTCCGGAGCAGGGTGCTCTTGCCGATGCCCGGAGGGCCATCGAGCACGAGCATGGTGTCAAATTTGCAGCCAGGCTGCAGCACACGCTGGACGGCTCCGACGAGGGTCTTGCGAGTCACAGCCCGGGTGTAGGTGGAGTCCTCGGCACCCAGATAGTCGATCAGTAGCGTGTCCACTCTGGACACGCCGTCCCACTCAGGCAGCGCCTGGATGTACTCCCGCAGGGGGTTGAAGTGCCGGTCGTCGGCCACTTTGATCAGTGCCGTGACGACGGCCGAGTTGGTGAAGCGGGACTGGTAGACTCTGTTCATGTATGCCAGGAGCTGCGCGTCGTCGGCATCTCTCCAGGTGCCGCCGTCATTTCGCCACGGCAGCGGTCCGGTCTTTTCGATGGCCTGCTTCAGATCGTTGTAGGCGATGTTCTGGAGGCCCTCATCGTGCTGCACGATCAGCACGGCGTTGACGAGAGTCGGGCAGACCTCCATCTTGGCGTTGCGCTCCAGCAGAAGGGCCCAGTCCTCCGGGGCCTCCTCCAGCTGAGCGAACTCTTGGCGAGCGTTCGCTGCTTGCTCGCTCGCGGCTGTTCGTTTGCAGCCCTCGTCATCTCTGGCCACGTCGGCCATGGCCTTCTGGCTTGGGAGCTGATTGACTGCTTTGTCTTCCTTGCCTTCGTCCAGGTGGCCGAACTTGTGGATGCGGACCAGGTCGAAGGCGTTGCAGAGGCGGCCTCCGGCCGGGTCAGTGCTGTGGTTGGAGTAGGCGAACACGTCGCCGTCATAGATCACGAGGCCGGCAGCAGTTGAGCCGGCTGCGTAGGTGTAGCGGTCCTCTTTGGCCGTCTGGGTGTAGACGTCCGGCAGGAACTTGGCGATGGCCTCGGTGATGCTATAGGTGCGGCAGAAGATACCGACGACGCCCTTCTTCTCCAGCGGATCGCCCTGCCGGTCGGCGTCCCTCTTTCTGATGCCCACCATACGGGACGACTCCGGCCAGTAGCTGGTGTCGGTCCAGTCCGGGTACTCTGCCAGGATGGAGTCAGCCGCCAGGAAGGGGGCGTCGTAGTATTGGAAGAAGGGCTCGACGTCCACGCTATGGCTCGGCCAGTACATCAGACGGGTCGGCTGGAAGGTGGAATCGTCAAAGTAGTCGATGCCGATCTTCTCGGCGATCTTGCGGGCGATGGCCTCGTACTCGTCCGGCGTGACTTCTCTGTCGAGGGGCATGATCAGACGGTAGCGGGGCTTCGCCTTGGTGTGCTTATGTGTGGAGTAGACCGCCAGGGCGTTGTCGATCTCCAGGTTGTCGATGATATTGTCCCAGAACTCGGCCGGAGGGAAGTCCAGGTCGAGGGTGAGCAGCTGGCGGGCCGTGACGTAGCCGGTCTTGCGGCGGCCATCCCTCAGATGACCGCCGACGAAGCCGCCGATGTCCTTGATCTTGTCCTGCTGCTCCTTGCTCATCTTCATGTACTCGGCGTGGGTCTCTGTGGTCTCCATGGAGCGGGAGAGCTTATTCAGGAGAGCCGCCCAGCTCATGGTCTTATTCTTCCAGGAGGTCTCGAAGCGGCTGCGGCCGGTCGAGATCAGGAGGTCGCCGTTGTACTTGACCATGAACAGGGGCAGGGTGAGTTTTTCCGCTGCGTTGGTCATGGTCTCAGCACCTCCGCGTTCTGTCTTAATTTTTCAGCCGTGGCCTCAGCGGCCTCGAACTCGCGCTTTTTCTTCCGGAAGGCTGAGAGGGCTCCGGAGCGCTCGGCGGTCAGCTTCTTCAGCTGTTCCCGCTCCTCGTGCAGCCGTTCAGGGTATCCCAGCTGGCGGGCCCTCTTTGGCTGCTCTTTGATGCAGGCCCGGAGGGCGGTGATCCGGCGCTTGGCCGTCTCGATCTGCGGCTCCAGGTCCGCTGCTTTTTGGTGGTGGTTTACTGCCTCGTTGGCGAGGCTCTTGCGGCCGTCCAGGATCTTCTGGGCTCGGCTCTCGCAGGCCCCGGCCAGCTGCATCCGGATGACGTCCTGATGTTCAAAGTCCAGGGCGACCACCCGGAGGAGCTTCCGGATCCTGGCTGTGCTTGTTGGGAAAAAGGCGTCCGGGTTGATGGTCATGTAGCCGGTCTCCCAGCGTATAGTGATAGGCTCCATCGCTGTCCTCCTTGCTTGTAGATGGTTTATGTCGGGGGCACGAGGCCCCCGGGATTTACGATAACTTGATCAGGAAAGCCGGGCGGACGCCGAAGGAGACCGAGGCGGCCCAGCGGTCGGCAGCACCGTTGCTGTAGACACCGCAGAAATGCGCCGCCGCCAGGACGTACTTGTTCTGGAGCCATCCCCACTCGTAGCTCTCGCCCTTGCGTTCGGCGACGCGGTTGGCGCGTTCCTTCATCAGAGGCCACTGCTCGCAGTCGTCAGGCTCCACGGCGCCGGAGTTGTACCAGTCATCGTGCCCGAACATCTCGCCGTAGAACGGCAGACGGAGCAGATCGCCGTTGTCGAAGGGCGCCAGCTCCAGACCAGTGAAGTCCTTCAGAATCTTCTCGCTGTTGAGCTCCTCGCGGAGATCGCTCTCCTGGTAGCCGCCCTTGTTGGTGTTCTTCTCGTTCATCTGCATGGCCTTGTCGAGATACTGGTCCAGAAGGAAAAGAGCCAGGCCTTTGCCAGGCAGAGCCTGGCAGGTGGCGGTATAGTGGCCGACCTGGATGCGGTCGCCGATCTGGATCTCGTTGGTTTCGATGGTCATGGTGCGGTTAATTTTCATTTGTGTGTCCTCCTTAGTCTTTCATGTAGAACGGGGTCTCGTAGCCGTCACCCCGTAGTGGTAAACCGGGCGCCCAGGGGATCGCCTCACCCATGCAGGCGTTGATCCGCTCCAGCGCGTCGGTGTCTTCGATTGGCACGTCAACGATCATCTCGTCATGGACGTGCATCACGATGTTATAGCCCAGAGCTGCGACCCTCTGCATGGATATGGCCAGGCAGTCTCTGGCGATGGCTTGGGTGATGTTCTCGACCAGCTTGCCGCCGTAGGTCTCAGTCTCTCCCCATTGCTTGGTTTCCTGATTGACTCCCATGTAGACGATGTGCTCGCGGCCGTCCCTCGGGTCCATCTTCAGGTGGGTGTTCCAGTAGCAGAGCTTCCGGCCGCTGGGCAGCTTGATGAACAGGTTGCCGTTGACGTAGCCGAAGGCGATGCCGTTTTTCAGCCGGACGGTGCGGTGTTCTTCGATGACTGTCCTGGCTGCCATCTCGCAGTTGCGCCAGAGCTTCACCACGCTGGGGTTGGCCCCCCGCCACTGGTCCACGACGCTCTGGAGCTCGTCCTCCGGGATGGTGCCGCCCTTGTCCATGCGCTTCATGGCGCCGACGCCGCCTTGGTAGCCGCAGGCCAGAACTGCGACCTTTCCTTTTTGGCGGAGGTGGCTGTTGGCTCCGTGCTTTTCCACGGGCACGTGGTACATCATGGAGGCGGTCTCGCAATAGATGTCCTTGCCCTGCCGGAAAGCTTCCAGGGTCCATTCCTCGCCGGCGATCCACGCCAGCACGCGGGCCTCGATGGCCGAGAAGTCAGAGACGACGAAGCGGCAGCCCTCTGATGGGATGAAGGCCGTCCGGATCAGCTCAGAGAAGACGAAGGCCGTCTCTCCGAACAGTGTGCCCATGGTCTCGAAGTCTCCCTCGGCTGCCAGCTCGCGGGCCAGGGCCAGATCCGGCAGCGTGTTCTTGGCCAGGTTGTGCGTCTGCACCAGACGGCCGGCCCAGCGTCCGGAGCGGTTGGCGCCGTAGAACTGAAGGATGCCTCGCAGCCGGTGATCCTGGCAGTGCGCCACCAGCATCGTGCTGTACTTGGCCACGCTGGTCTTGCCCAGGGCGGTGCGGATCTCCAGCACTCTCCGGACGATGTCCGGGAGATCCGGATCTCGCAGCGCTTCGGTGATGGTGTCCTTGGTGACGCTGGTCATCTCCACGCCCTGCTCTGCGAGCCAGCGCTTCAGCTGGGCCAGGCTGTTTGGGTTTTTCAGCCCGGTGAGCTCCTGGGCTTCTTCCTGGAGCTCCTGCCGGCGCCGGGTGTCATATTCGACGATTTTCTCGACCATGGGGATGTCGAGCGCCACGCCGTTGTCGTTCATGTGTTGGTCCAGAGCCCAGAGCTCCTGCTCTGACTCCGGTGTCTTGTAGATGGATAGCTTCCGTAGGATCTCCTGCTCGGTCACAACGTCCTGCCGGTTGTAGCTCTTGTAGAGTTGCCACTTGGCCGGGTCATGCTGTGGGAGGTTGCGCGTCCTCTGGCCGTTGGTCCGGGTCGGCTTGCACGGCTTCGAGAAGAACTGGATCAGAGCCTTGCCCTGGGGGTCCTTCAGCTTCTCGGGAGGAAGGCCCAGCGCCTCGCCGGCGCCTGCCAGATTGCCCGGCAGGCCCAGCGTCAGCGCCTTGACCATCGTGCAGCGCCACTCCTCCGGCGGCATGGGCTTCTGGAGCCACTTGGCCAGACAGGTGCGCTCGAAGTTCGCGTTGAAGGCGGTCTTGACGATCTGGGGATCGAGGAGGGCCTCGCAGAACTCGGCCATCATGTCAGGATCAGCATCGAAGCAGTCGATGGTCTTGACGTCGTCCTCGCCCCAGTCGTCGAAGATGTACGAGATGAGCAGGATGTCGAAGTCGGGCGCCTCCACGTAGGCGTAGACGCCCGCCTCGGCCAGGTCCACGGAGCTATAGGTTTCTATATCCACGCCCATAACTCGGTGCATCTGTATGTCCTCCTTAGAAGTCCTCGTCGTCCTCGAAGTCGTCGCCGCCGAAGTCGGACTCGGCAGAAGCACGGGCAGCGCCCAGGCGGTCGTCGTCCTTCAGCTTCTGGATGTTATTCAGGCCGACGCCGACACCCTTGTTGCCGTTGGTGTTGAAGGGGAAGAAGTTGATGGAGGCGCGGCCCCAGCAGCCGGAGTAGACCTCGTCGGGATCCAGGATCTCGTTCAGATCCTTGTCCACGATGCCGGGCTTCTGGGTGCTGTTGCAGTTGAGGAAGTACATACCCTCGTACTCAGGAGCCTCATCGGCACGCTCGGCGTCGCCGTCGCGCAGAGGCTGCTTCAGGTTGGCGGGCTTCTTGCCGCCCCACTTGGAGCTGATGCCGTCCTGGACAGCTGCGTCGATGGCTGCCTTGATCTTCTTGATGGTGGCCTTGTCCTCTTTAGGGATCAGCAGGCACACGCTGTACTTGGCGTCCTGGCCAGCCTGGAAGGCACGGCTCTTGAAGATGTTCACATAGCTGAAACGAACTTTTCCGGTGATAACTTTGGTAGTAGACATTTTATAATCCTCCTTAATTTAGAACGGCGCGACCTCGTCGTCGCCGGTGGTGAAGTCGGCCTGAGCCGCTTCGGTTGTGTTGATGGCTTCGCGTTTATCAGACTCCGGCACGAGGACCGGCTTGCCTGCGGGTTTGATCAGCAGGTCGCCCAGAGTGGCGGCCAGCTTCTTCTTGCCGACGAGCTTCTCCATCTCGGTGATGCCGTAGAGCTTGCGCTGGTAGAGCATTGCCTCGTCGAAGCCGGCAGCCTTCAGCTTGTCGGCCACCTGGATCTCGTCTGCGTACTTGCGGTTGCTGCGGCCTTCGACCAGCTTCCAGCCGTCGTAGTGCTCACCGGCCAGGGCCTGCTCCAGAGCGTAGGCACTGACCTCCTCGGCCCACTTCTTCAGGTGCTCGGCCTTGGCCAGCACTTCGCCGATCTCCTCGCTGGAGAGCAGTGGGGGCTTCTGGAACTCCATCCGGGCCAGATCCAGGTTGAACTCGGCACGCTTGCGGCAGCGAGCCTTCGCCGGGCAGAAGCGGCACCAGTCGCCAGCCACAAAGGAGTCGGAGCCTTCCATGGCCATGATGGCGCGGGGCGCGACTTCCTCCTCGCCCCAGAGCAGCAGCTCCTTCAGGATGACGACCTCGCTGTCAACGTGATCGAGGCGGGGCTGGACGACGGTGGTCTTCACGGTGTCGAAGTCGTAGAGATCGCCGAACAGAGAGACGGCGCCCAGACCGTAGAGGCGGAACTGGGGGTTGTTCTTGGCCTCGACCTTGATACCTTTGCCGTACTTCAGGTCGATGACCTGGATCATGCTGCCGCCGATGATCACGGCGTCGGAAGTGCCGAAGCCTTCCGGGATCCATTGGGAAAGATCGAGGCGCTGCTCGATCATCAGCTCGGCGCCTTCGCCGGCTGCGGCGAACTCCTCCAGGACGGTCTCGACATAGAAGTCGGTGGCCTCGTCCATCTCGCCGTTGTAGTAGTCGTCCTGCTGGATCTTGGCCAGGCGCTTCTTGTACTGGGCGTCGGTGATCTCATGCAGGACGTGGCGGAGCTTCAGCTCGGCCAGGCTGTGGGCGACTGTTCCCTCGTCGGCGTAGCTGCTGGAGCCGGGATCCGGACACTGATCAGACAGGGCGACGGATCCGGGGCAGTTGATCCAGCGGTATGCGGCCGATGCGGAGCAGCGGGCGTGCTTAGTCGGCATTGGTTTCCTCCTTTGCTGCTTCCATGAGCTTCGGCAGGTCAGCGAGTGCGACCTCGGTGAGCTTGCCCTTGCCGGTCTGCTCGTTAATGAGTTCCGCCGCACGGTTGTAGCCGCGCTTCTTGTTGAGGGCCGCGAGCTGCTTGCGGACGGTGATGCGGAAGTCCTCGGTCACTTCTGCGGGCGCAGCGGGTGCAGCCTCGTCAGCAGACTCAGGAGAGGGCTCAGCTTCCGCAGGGACGGTCTTTTCGACCTTCTTGGTGTTCTTCTTAGGGGCAGGGTCCTCCGGTGCTTTCTGGGGCTCCTGGATGGCCTCAGCGGGTGCAGGAGCGTCCTCTGTTTCCTTGGATGCCTGGGCGAGCAGGTTCGGGGACTCGACGCCCATGTACTGCTTGAACTCGTTCAGGTTTGCAAATTCGACGGTGATCTTCATGCTTTAATTTCCTCCTTGTTTGTGTTATACTGGGACCGTGTTCTTTTGGGCTCCGGTGCATCGGCTCCGGGGCTCATTCTTTTTGTGCAGACATAGGCACCACCTCCTTCACGGTCTCAGGCTCCTCGGTCTCTTGGGTCTCGATGCTTCTCAGGATCGCCCGGTAGGCCGAGCGGGCCAGCATTGTCAGGTCGATGTCTTCCATAGGCTTGTCCTCCTTAGATGGTTTTGATGGTCTGACGACCTATGCAGTCGGTCCCCCCCCGCTCCCAGACAAACCAGGAGTAGCTGGTGGCGTCTGTTCCGTGACCGGTGAAGCTGGGGCGCTTGTGCAGGGTGTAGAGACCGCTGAGCGGGTGCTCCTGCCACCACTTGAAGCGCTTCTCGCTCTCCAGGAAGTTCGTCCGGAGCAGGAAGATCAGCAGGCCGCCAGGGTGCAGCAGCTCCAGGCTCTTATTGATGAAGTCCAGGGCCAGACTGTAGGGCGGGTTGCCTATGATGACATCGTAGCCGCAGTCGGGCTCGTAGTCGAAGAAGCTGCCGATTGTGACGTTGTCAGCCAGAGCTTCCAGGGTGCCCCGCTCCTCCGGTCGCAGCTCCACGGCGTCGATCCGGCTCTTGACAATTATAAACTAAGAGTTTATTATAGTCAATGTAAACTAATAGTTTACATCAAAGAGAACGACGGTAAACAGTACCGGCAAGGAGGGCCCGCACT